AATTAAATGGGAATACTTTACCGGTAAAATGTCCGAAGAAGAATTGGAACAATACGGTTGGGAACCATTTCAATTTGCACTCAAATCGGATATCAATACTTACCTAGAAGCAGACAAAGACCTCATCAAATTACTTGAGAAGAAGGTTTACCACGAAGAAGTTACATCCGTGGTTGAATCGATTATGGCCGAACTTAAACAAAGAACATGGCAATTAAGAGATTTTATATCTTGGGAGAAATTCATTGGTGGCCAATGAACATATTACGATAACCAAAGTAAACGAAGTTTACGGCAAAGTGGAATGCGAACGCCACGTTGCAAGGGAACTATCAGAGTACTTCACATTCTTTGTACCTGGTTATCAGTTCGTTCCAGCCTATCGGAATCGTATTTGGGATGGCAAGATTCGACTATTCAATCTACAGACCAGTCAACTATATCTTGGACTGATTCCATATCTTATTGAATTTTGTGATGAACGTGAATATGCATACTCGCATGACCTGATTGAAGATGAATATTCTGTGTATCATGCACACAAATTTTTTGATACCTTGAATCTACATTCACAAAATAAACAAATTGGTGTCAGAGAACACCAACAAAATGCATTTATTGAGGCCGTGCAAAAAAGGAGAGTTTTACTATTATCTCCTACCGCTTCAGGTAAGTCACTTATCATATACTTGTTGTTTAGACAATTGTTACAATATCAACAACTAAAAGGGTTAATCATTGTTCCAACAACATCTTTGGTTGAACAGTTATATTCCGATTTTGCAGATTATTCATCCGAAAACGGATTTAATGTGGAAGAAAATGTACACAGAATTTATCAAGGTAAAGATAAGTTAACGGATAAGAATCTAACAATCTCCACATGGCAATCATTGTACAAGTTACCACCAGAATACTTCCATCAATTTCAATATGTGATTGGTGATGAGGCACACCTGTTCAAGGCACAATCTTTAACATCAATACTAACATCTTGTGTTAATGCCAAATATAGAATTGGCCTGACTGGTACACTAGACGGCACCAAAACACATAAACTGGTACTGGAAGGTTTGTTTGGACCAACGAAAAAAGTCATATCAACCAAAGAGTTGATTGACAAAAAACAACTATCAGCTTTCAACATAAAATGCCTGGTACTAAAACACTCAGAAGAAATTTGCAAGGAAATAAAGGATAAATCATATCCAGATGAGTTGAAATATTTGATTGAATCTGAAAACAGAAATCGTTTTATCCGTAATTTGGCCATCAGTTTAGAAAAAAATACATTAGTTCTTTTTCAGATGAAGAAACATGGTCGTGTATTATACGAAATGATTAAAGAAAAAGCAAATGACCGTAAGATATTTTTTGTTGACGGTGATGTTGAAACAGAAGTCAGAGAAGAAATACGTAAAATTATGGAAGTAGAAGAAAATGCAATCTTTGTGGCTTCGTTTGGTACAACAAGTACTGGTACAAACATTAGAAATCTTCACAATATTATATTCACATCACCATCGAAATCTAGAGTTAGAAATCTACAATCGATTGGCCGTGGATTAAGACAGAATGAAGGTAAAGAAATGGCTACACTTTATGATATTGCAGATGATTTAAGAATTAAAAAACATACAAATTTCACACTTCAACACTTCATTGAAAGAGTAAAGATATATAATGAGGAGAAGTTTCCTTTCAAAATCTATAACATAGGACTTAAAAATGGCAATTAAAATAGTAAGATTTACAGACGGCCTAGACGTTATATGTGATTGTGAATTTACATCAGATGATGTGGTAGAGATTATTGATCCAATGTTATTTGAAATACGTGGAGTCAATTTGATGTTGCAAGTTTGGTTACCGATGGCTGTTGTTAAACATAACAGTGTAATGATTGGTATGGAAAATATTCTTTGCGTGATGGATCCTACTGAGGACTTTGAAGAATACTATATCAATACAGTAACTAAATTAAATGAAGAATCTAAGAAAGAGAAAGAAGTAATTCTTAATGATGAGGTACTTTCAGCTTTTGAAGAAAAGGAATTTAGTAAGAATTCCTTAATACATTGATACATTGATATATTAATATCATCAGGGAACACCGTGGACTTTAACACATGTCAAGCCCTTTGTCAACAACTTTTTATGGTACATTTGAATGAGCAAACAACTTCCTAAAGAATATTACACCTGCCATTATACTGGCCAAACATTACATTATACAGAATTCGTTCTTGCTGGTCGTGGTTGGTTAGCTATAGATGGTACAAAAAGGCATCCAATATCTAAGTCTGGTAAAACAATTAACCAATCTTTGGTAAATGGATTGAGACTTTCTGTTAATGGTAAACTGACAGGTATATCACATGCCAGTCATCCAAATTATATGGTATATAAACAAATTGTTGATGATGTTAGAAAAGAAAACAACTATAAAAAACCTTGGTTAAGGGTTGATTTATCAAAGATAGCTTACATTAGAACATATGAAGCATTGAATATACAGTTGCCTGACTTGAATAATTTAAACTTAAAGGGTAACAGAAAAAGTAATAATTCGGATGCTTGTTTAGATTACCTAGGAATACCCAATGATAGAAATCATCGTGAGGTTAAAATAGGTAAATATTTTGTTGATGGTTTAAAAGATAACTTTGTGATAGAATTTTTTGGAGATTACTTTCATGCCAATCCAGAGTTTTATGTATCTGACCAAAAATTATTTGGCCAAACAGTTGAAACAAAATGGCAAAAAGATGCTTCACGTTTAAATCATATTCAAAATAATGGATATCATATCGTAAAGATATGGGAAAATGATTGGAACAAATTTAAACAAAAAAATACAAACCAGTTAAAGGTTGAATTTAATAACAAACAATTTTTTATAAACAATTTGAAAGAATTAAGTGATACATTATGAGTAAACAGAAACATTATATAAACAATCAAGATTTCCTAAAGGCACTGGTAGACTACAAAACCAGATGTGCAGAAGCCGAAGCTGCCAATAAACCAAGACCAAACATTCCAAATTACATTGGTGAATGTTGGATGAAAATTGCCGAAGGTCTATCACATAAACCAAACTTCATTAACTATACTTACCGAGATGAAATGGTTTCGGATGGTATTGAGAATTGTTTAATGTACTTTGAGAACTTTGATCCAACAAAGTCTTCCAATCCATTCGCATACTTTACTCAAATCATATACTTTGCCTTTCTAAGACGCATACAGAAAGAAAAGAAACAACTATATGTGAAGTATAAAGCCACAGAGATGTATGGTATTCTGGATGAGTTTGAAATGTTGGAAGGTGAAGATGGTTCAAGTAAACAATTTGAACTGTATGACAATATTGCTGAATTTATTGGTAACTATGAGGACTCTAAGAAGGCGAAGAAAGCTGAAAAAGATGCCGCAAAGAAACCAAAAGGACTTGAAAAATTTATAGAGGAGTGATTATGAAAACTGGATTTACATGTTCTACGTTTGACCTTTTCCATGCAGGTCATGTGATGATGTTAAAAGAGGCAAAAACACAGTGCGACTATTTGATTGTTGGATTACAGATTGATCCTACGATTGATAGACCTGGTATTAAAAATAAACCAGTGCAATCGGTACTGGAAAGATTCATACAGGTAAAGGCTTGTATGTATGTTGATGAAATTATACCATATGCCACTGAAAAAGAATTGATGGACATATTGACATCCTATCAAATAGATGTTAGAATCATAGGTGAAGAATATAGGGATAAACAGTTCACTGGTTATCAGTTACCTATGGCAGTCTATTTTAACAGTCGTCAACACAGTTTCTCAACCACTGAGTTACGGCAAAGAGTATTGGAAATTGAACAGAAAAAATGAAAGTAGCAATAATAACTGACCAACATTTTGGTGCAAGGAATGATTCAACACTTTTCTTAGACTTCTATGAGAAGTTTTATAGAGACACATTCTTTCCCACGTTGAAAAAAGAAAAGATTGATACCGTACTCATTCTTGGCGATACATTTGACCGTAGAAAGTACATCAATTTCTTTTCACTGAAACGTGCAAAGCAAATGTTCTTTGATCCCCTGTTTAACATGGGTGTACAAGTTCATATGTTGGCTGGTAACCATGACACATACTTTAAAAATACCAACGATGTTAATTCATCCGATTTACTTCTTGGTGAGTATGGTATCACATTAAATGTTATTGACCATCCAGCCGAAATATATGTTGGACCACATAAGATTTGTATGATACCTTGGATTTGTGCAGAAAATTATGAAGATTCTTTACAGACATTAAAGGGCACCGATGCAAAGTTTTGTATGGGTCATTTTGAAATTGCAGGCTTTGCCATGTATCGTGGTATGCCATCTGAAGGAGGGTTAGACCGTGGAATTTTTAGGAAGTTTAGTCACACTTTTAGTGGTCATTACCATCACAAATCTTCTAGTGATGATATCTACTATTTGGGGAATCCGTACGAACTTACTTGGCAAGATTATAATGACCCTCGGGGTTTTCATTTGTTTGATTTGGATACTCACCAACTTGAATTCATAGAAAATCCAAACAAGATGTTTCATCGTATCATTTACGATGACAAAGAACAATCAATCAAAGAGATTGATGGAAAAGATTTGAAGCCATACACAAATACCTATGTCAAAGTGGTTGTAATAAACAAAAACAATCCGTATTTGTTTGACAAGTTCATGAATAACCTGTATAATGTAAACCCAGCAGACATTACAATTGCTGAAGATTTTACAGAATTGGAAGATGGTGATGAAGTCATTGATGAAGCGGAAGACACACTTACCATATTAAACAAGTATGTTGATGGCATTACAGAAGAAAGTATTGACAACGACCGGTTAAAAACATTATTGAAAGAACTCTACGTAGAGGCATTGAATACTGAACAAGCATGATTTTATTCCAAAAAATTAAGTGGAAGAATTTTCTTTCCACTGGAGCTCATTACACTGAGATTGATTTTACCAAGTCTAATAATACATTGATTATTGGCCACAATGGTGCAGGTAAGTCCACAATTTTGGATGCATTGTGCTTTGGATTGTTTGGTAAACCTTTTCGTAAAATCAACAAACCACAGTTACTAAATTCTGTTAACGGTAAAGAAGCTGTTGTTGAAGTACATTTCAATATTGGCCAAAAGAAATACAAAGTCATTCGTGGTATTAAACCAAATGTATTTGAAATTTATCTGAACGATGTATTGCTGAACCAAGATGCAGCTGCAAAAGACTATCAAGAGATACTAGAGAATAATATTCTCAAATTAAATTACAAGTCTTTTACGCAGGTTGTCATTCTTGGTTCAGCATCCTTTGTTCCATTCATGCAGTTATCAGCATCAGACCGCAGAGCAATCATTGAAGACCTATTAGATATTCAAATCTTTTCTTCAATGAACAATGTTATCAAAGAGAAGAATTCGGCTATCAAAGATGATTTAAGTAAATCTAAGTATGCCATTTCTCTTACCGAAGAAAAGATAACATTACAAAAACAAAACATTGAAGAACACAAAAAGAACCATGATGCGGATATCAACCGCAAACTGGAAGAAATTGGAAAATCAAAGATGCAAATGGCCAAATTGCAAAATGATATCCAATTGATTAACAAACACATTGCAGTATTACAAAATAAGGTTGGTGATAAGAAAGAGAAACTGGATAAAAAATCCAAAGGCTTATTTCAAATCAAAGGTAAAGTACAAACTAATATTGACCGAAATCAAAAAGAGATTGACTTCTATGAAACCAACCACGATTGTCCAACATGTAAACAATCGATTACACCTGAGTGGAAAGATTCTCAGGTACAAGAAAAATCACAAAAAATTGCCACACAAAAAACTGGCTTGGTTGAGATTGAACAAGAGTTAACCAAAGTAACTACTGAAATGAAATCTATTACGGATATCATTACACACATTAGTGAACACAGTGGTGAAATTATTAAACATACTTCTACTATATCGGCAATAAGCAATTACATCAACAAATTAAACAATGAGATAGATGAGTTGACAAATAAACAGACTGGCACGGAAGGCGGTGACCAGAAGTTGATTGAGTTGAATGCCGCATTAAATGAGTATAAGGCAAACTATGAAAGTGTTTTGATAGAAAAACATTACCACGAATTTGCAGGTAGTTTATTGAAAGATGGTGGCATTAAGACACGGATCATTAAACAATACTTACCAATCATGAACAAGTTGATTAACAAGTATTTAAAAGCCATGGACTTCTTTGTCAACTTTAACATCAATGAAAACTTTGAAGAAACAATTAAGAGTAGACACCGTGATGATTTCTCTTATGCCAATTTCTCCGAAGGTGAAAAAATGCGAATCGATTTGGCACTATTATTTACATGGCGACAAATTGCCAAGTTGAAGAATAGTACCAATACAAACCTGTTGATACTTGATGAAGTGTTTGATTCTAGCCTTGATACTGTAGGCACAGAAGAATTTTTGAAGTTGATACATGAAATGGGTGCAGATACAAATGTGTTTGTTATCTCACACAAAGGTGACCAGTTGTTTGATAAATTTCGGAGTGTAATCAAGTTTGAGAAAAAGAATAATTTTTCAAGGATTGCAAAATGAACTTCAATGAATATCTGTCGTACCAAAGAAATGTAGTGGATAAAGAAGTCCCAGGTTGGTTTTATCCAATCGACATTGTTCTTATGTATGGTGTACTACAAGAAATACAATTCAATTTGGATGGTGATATCTGTGAGATTGGTGTTGCAAATGGCCGAAGTGCAATTAACATTTGCAATTTTAAAAACACTAAAGATAATTTCTATCTGTATGATATTTTTTCCGAAGAACAAAGAGTTATTGCAGACAAAAATATTAAAAAGTTTAGTAAAGGTGAAAACCTGATTTGGAAATTAACCGATACAATGTCATTGTTTCCAGATGATTTGATTTTCAAAGATCAGTTAAAGTTTTTACACATTGATGGCTGCCATGAACATCCTGTGGTATTGAATGATTTGATTTTATTTGCAGACAAGATGAAAGAGTATGGTGTTATTGCTGTGGATGATTTCAATGACTGGGAGTATCCTGGTGTGAACAGTGCAGTATGTGAGTTTATAATGTCGAAATACAATTATAAAAATTGGAGAATATTTACCATAGGTAATAATAAAGCCTTCTTATGCCAAAGGAAATTTCATCAACAATACCAAGAAAAAATGTTATTGTTTATAAAGAAGGCAATGCCTACAATGTCGTTCAGTGGTTTAGCTATTAGACCAGTGTATGATGAAAATGTTTTGTTGTGTGACTCCAGGTCTAAAGTAGTTGATGTGGATGAACTGTACAAAAAATTGTTTGATAAACCAACCATAGGATAATTTATGAGTACAGAAGATATTGTTTTATATAATACAGCTGAAAAGGCAGAAGTTAAAGCCACACCAGTTGAGACATTTGATTTGGTGTCACCGGACCATCCGGCTCTTTACAAGGTTCTACCTGAATTTGATTTTCAAAATGCCACAATCAATCCAAATGAATTTGCTTCCACATTGGTAGAAACCTGTAAGAAACACAATGGCATTGGACTATCTGCAAACCAATGTGGATTTGAACACCGTGTATTTGTTATGGGTTCCGGCGAAGAATATGTAGCACACTTCAATCCAAAAATAATTTCATCCAAAGGTGAGGTACACATGGAAGAAGGTTGCCTTTCTTTCCCTTTCCTAAATTTGAGAATCACAAGGCCTGCCGAAGTCGAAGTGGAATACCAGGACTTTAATGGTGTCAATCGTACCAAAACATTTACTGGTATAACTGCTCGTTGTTTTCTCCATGAGCTTGACCATATGAACGGAATGGTGTATACTAGTCGTGCAAAACCACTTGCGTTGCAATTTGGTTTAAAGAAGTTGGATAAAATTAGACACAAGTATTTCAATCCTAAAAAGATGAATAAACTTTTAAATAGAAAATAATGGCCACACCTATAGATTATGTTGATGCTCAGTGGGAAAAATGGCAGGTACTAAATGAACCTGAACGATTTGAACACATTGATACCGAGCAGTTGAAAGAAATATTGATTAAGGACCTCACATATGCATCTCAAATGGATGTACGTGAGTATACCTTATATCAAAAGTGGTTAGAGGTACATGAGAAATATCCAACCAGAACCATCAGTACATTATTTGAAGAAGAAGTACAATTAGTGGATGTCACACAAAAGAAACTGGTTGAAAAAGTTAAAAAGAACTTTTGGATGCCAGAAGGTCCGGATGACTATGAAAAACTAAAACCAAAATTAGTTTTGTCTAATGGACCTTTGGCTGAAACGTGGAACACAGTACGTACATTTTCTTCAACTATGAAGAACAATTCTAACATCGGCCGCAATCTTTATTACACTGTGGTTGATGAGAACACTGACAAGTATCTTGGTGTTATCTGTATATCATCCGACTTCTTGGATTTGACTCCAAGAGATAATGCAATTGGTTGGCCTAGGGATGTTAAGACACAACAAGGTATGATTAATCATACTGCAATTGGTTCTACAATTGTTCCGTTACAACCCCTTGGTTTTAATTACATGGGTGGTAAATTATTAGCATTATTGTGTCTTGCTGACACTGTACAAAATGATTGGAAAAGACAATATGGAGATGTTCTTGTTGGAGTTACAACTACTTCCCTTTATGGCAACACTAAGTCCAATGGTCTATCTCAGTATGATGGCCTTGAACACTGGAACAAAATGGGTTTCTCTAGTGGTTCGGTCGCTTTTGAACCGTCTAGAAAAACCAGAGCAATGATTTATGATTGGGTAAAAGAGAATCATACACGTAAATATTTTGAATGGTGGGAAGCCAAGAATCAAAAAGGTTTGCCACTTAAACGTGACCATAAAAATCGTACACTAAATTTTGCATATGGTAAGTTAGGTATTCCAAAAGAACTTATCCGTACTGAACACCAGAGGGGAATCTATTTCTCTCCCCTATACAACAACACCAATGAATATCTTAGGAAAGAAATTGGTGATGAACAACTGGTCAAATCATTTGATACCAGTGAAGAAACCTTGGCCCAAATTTGGAAAACCAAATATGCCAAAGGTCGTATATCAATGTTGAAAAAGAAAAACAATGTATCTTATGAATCATTGTTCTATGATGACTTGATATACCTGTCTTGGGAAGATACCAAGACAAAATATTTGCCACAAGTTGGCAGATAAAAAAGTATACCGCAAATATACTTGACACACACACTAAGTAATAGTATAATGTAAATTCTTGCACAACGCAAGTACTTTGTTTAACTTTGTCATTAGGAGATTTATCTTGACTAAACTATCCGCAAAAACCCGCATCCTCAACTATTTGAGCAAGACTGAGGGTTATAACACCCTTTCCACAGCACAAGCTCGTGCTCGTTTCGGAATCCAAAATGTTTCCGCACGTATTGATGAATTGCGCCAAGAAGGCCATGTCATCTACACTAACACCAAGACCCGTGGTGATGGTTCTAAGGTATCAGTGTATCGTATGGGTACACCAACCAAAGCAATGGTTCGTACCGCACTTAGCGCTGGTTACAGCTTCAACGCCTAATTAGGTGAATTGTGGGGAGACCACTTCTAGTGGTACTCCCCTTTTTTTTATTTTTGGAGAGTAAATGGAAATTTCAATTAAAAAAGAGGAACTTCAAAAGAAAAGTATTTTTGTAGCCACACCAATGTATGGTGGTATGAATCATGGACTGTATGCGAAAGCTTGTCTCGATTTGCAAGCCATCTGTATGCAATATGGTGTTCAAGTGAAATTCTCATTTCTTTTCAATGAATCCTTAATCACTAGAGCAAGAAACTATCTTGTTGATGAATTTTTGAATCGTTCAGATTGCACACATATGTTGTTTATCGATGCAGACATTCATTTCGATCCTAAAGATGTGATTGCACTTTTGGCTTTAGATAAAGATGTTATTGGTGGTCCTTATCCTAAGAAAGCCATCAAG